GCGGCCAGATCGAGCGTCTGCTCGGGGTAGAGCTTCTCGGCGTCGGCCAGCTTGGCGGTCAGCATGCAGGCCGCCTCCAGGACGGTTCCGTCCACGTTGTTGTCGGGCACGTGCACGGCGGGCGCCTTGGGCCGGCTGGCGCGCAGGACTTCCAGCTCGCACTTCGTCACGTCCCACCCCTCGCGGATCGCCTTCGCGGCGATGTCGCAGTGCCCCTCGCCGCAGACCTTCCGCACCGCGGCGATGCGCTCCTGCTCGGCCGCCGCCTTCTGGCGCATCTCGTCGACGGGATCGGGCGTGGTCTCCGCGGTTTCAACAGGCGGCGCCTGCGCCTCGATCTTGACCTCGGTCTTGGTCTCGGCCTCCTGGGCCGTCTCGACCTGCGTCTCGGTTGCATCGGTCTTGTTCTCGTCCATCGGTACATCCTCCAGATTGGCCGACGCGGCCAGGCTCGCAGTCGAGCCGGCGTCGGCACCAAGGTCTACGAAGCTGATCTCCCCGAGCGTCGCCTTCCGCACGACGTTCACGGGGCCACTGAACTCTCTGCCGTTGACCGTCACGGTCTGGTTCTCTCGCACGAACTCGAACTGCTCGACGGCGGCGCCGATCGACGCCTGCCACGGGAACCCGTTCCGGGCCGACGCCACGACCTCGCGGGCGATGGCGGTGTCGCGCGATATGACACCCGCCGCAATCAGCCGGCCCTCCTGGACCGCGATGCTGTCGGTGTGACCGACGCCGCTTGCCATGTCGTGGCCGAACCGGATGGGCCGCGACTGCGACGGAATTGCCAGGCCGGCCAGGTCGACGATCACGGGATACCGCCAGCCGGCCAGCCGCATCGGGCCGCCGCTGTACGCGACCATTGTGAAGCGCGGCAGCTTCGGCGGACCGTCCGCAGCGTCGGCAGCCGCCTCGATGATCAAGCCGCCCGGCTCGCTTACGAAGCTGAGCTCCGAATTGGCATCTGCTTTGTGCGCCTTGTCCCATTGGCCGTGGCAGACCGCCGCCCGCCGCTCTTCCTTCGGGAACTCCTTGTTCATCACTTCGTCTCCCATGCACCTGCTGATGAACTCGTCCTGTTTCTCGCCCTTGCGTGGCTCCGGCAGCGGCATTGTTCAGTCCTCCTCTTCATCCTCCGGGGGAACGGTGACCGCCGCGCCGGCCTCGCCCGTCTCCCACGGCTGCGGCAGGCCGCGCGTGCGTCGGCCCTCGGCCTCACGCTGGCGCTGCGCCTGGTGCTCCTCCCAGTCCGTGCCCCGGCGCGCCTGGTACTCGGCCTCGGTCAGAAGACCGGCCTTCAGGAGTTTCTCGGCCGCGTTCGCTTCCTTCGCCGGGTCGACGTGCTCGCGCCCGTCCCAGAACCACTGGTGCGGTGGGCCGTCCTGCTCGCCGATGTCGAAGATTCGTGCGGCCTCGGCCAGCCACGCGGCGAGGATGCGATCCAGGATCACTTCCTCGATCTCGGCCTGCTCCACGCGGATGCTCTTGAAATACGTCTGATGGTCGAGCCGCCCCGATGCGTAGTTGTATTGAGACGAGTCGCACAGGACGACGTTCTTGGGCATGCTGAACGGCCGCCCCGCCTCGGCGATGTACCCCTCACACACCTCCTTGAAGTTCGCGGTCGGCTGCTCGGCCTTGATCTGCGACGGTTCCCAGCCCTCAGGCGTGAAGACGGCCATGTTTGGCTCGAGGTCCATCGTGACCATCGGCTCGACCTCGGCCGCCTCGCCGCTGGCCGGCATCGTCGTCTTCATAAAGAGGGCGATGTTGGCCGCCGTCCGCGCCGCGTCGAGGACCGCCTGGCGATATTGCCGCAGTTGCGCGAACAAGGGCAGCGACGGCGTCATCTCCGGGATGCCGCGGCTCTGACCGGGCCGGTCGGCGCGGAACCAATGGATCATCGACTCCGCCGGCACGCGGTCGTATTTCATGCCGAGAGCGGCAGTACCGCCGCCCGGATGCGCCTTCAGGACGTGATATTCGACCACGTTGCCGAACTCGTCGAAGACGATCCCATCGACGGCGTGTGTTTGCCCACCAGTCTTGCCCGGCGTGAAGCCGGGCGTGGTGACCTGCTCGGCCTCGACGAGCCGCAGGTCGAGCTTCACCGGGTGCGACAGGTTGCCGTTGTTGAAGAACAGCGCAAACGCCTCGCCGTCCACAGCGCGGGCCTTGCGCATCGTGCGGAGTTTCTCGGCCAGCCGGATCGCCGTGGCCCAGCGCGTGAACTCGCGCTCGACGGCTCGGTTCGTCTCGTCGGCGTCGGCCAGCATCTGGAGCCGCGGCCCCGTGCCGATGACGTCGTTGGCGAGCGTGAGCACGATGCCCTGCGCGTAGCAGTTGTTGGCGACCTCGTAACGCGAGCGGCTGCGGAGCTTGCGCCGGACCTCGGCGCTCGCCGCCGCGTCCGCCGAGAGCAGGTCGGCGTTGGCCCAATGGCGCCGGTTGTCGGGCGTGGTCTGCGCGGCGTCGTACTTCGCGCGAATCACGCGCACCTGGGTGATCCGCCGCCCGACCACGAGATGTTTGAGCCACCTGAACATCGCCGCTCCTACACCGTTCCCGGGGGAATCAGTTTCACGCGCGTCAACGCGGCCGCCGGATTGCTGCCCGCTCGCTTGCTCGCGAGATACTTGTCCGCCTCGATCTGCTCCTTCAGCGAATGCTGCTTCGTGCGGACACCGTCCACCTCGGCCGACTCCGGCCCCTCGGCGTTTTCCTTGATCACGTCCTTCAGGTCATCGGGCATTGGTCTGCTCCGCTTGTTCTTAACCGGGCGAAGCCAAAAGAAAAGGCCGCACGGGGGTACGGCCCCGTACGGCCTTCAATCTCATCGGCATCGGCTCAGGTGATCAGCCCAAGCCGTCGCCCGGTTTCATTTGTCTATGCTATTCTCACACGGGATTCATTATGGTGCAAGGGTTTCATCAGTATCTGAGAGGGGCAAGTGCTACATGTAGCATCTTTTTCCGGCGGACCCCAGCGTGTGGGCAAATGACTTGAAACTGTCAGCAGAAAGGGCCGAGCCTGTTAGCCCTTACTACCGATTTTGTCAATTCCCGCGCCAGGGCGCTTGACCTTGTTGGCGAAAAGGGCTAAAGTCAATAGCCCGTTCTTCCGATATTGTCAAGTAGGAGGTGGCAGATGGGCCTAGAAACGTTCTTCGCAAGCCATCCCGTCTTCACGATGCGGGACCTGGCCGAATACCAACGCAGCAGGGGCTCTGAGAGCCGGTGGACGCGGAAAGCCCTTCTGGCACACCACCGGAAGCAGGGGCGCCTCGTTGTGGCCCGCCGGGGGCTGTACGCCGTGGTGCCGTTCGGTGCCAGACCGGACACCTGCGCCGTCGATCCGTACCTGCTGGCGGGCAAGATGAGAGACGACGCCGTGCTCGCGTACCACACGGCGCTTGAACTGCACGGCAAGGCCCACTCCGTGTTCCAGGTGTTCTTCTTCCTGAGCCGGACCCCACCCAAGCCGACGACGTTCCGGTCGCATCGTTTCCGCGGCGTGCTGTTCCCAAAGGCGCTCCGTGACGAGGGCCGCGAGGAGTACGGCGTGAAGACGGTTGACCGAGCTGGCGTTGCCGTCAAGGTGACTAGCCTTGAGCGCGCCCTCGTGGACCTCCTCGACCGCCCCGACCTCGGCGGTGGTTGGGAGGAGGTCTGGCGCTCGCTCGAGTCGGTGGAGTTCTTCGACGTTGACCGCGTCGTGGAGTATGCGCGGCTGCTCGACAACGCGACGACCGCAGCGAAGGTCGGGTACTTCCTCGACCAGCATCACGACCGACTGATGATCGAGCGCGCCCAGCTGCAGTCATTGAGAAAGCGCCGGCCCAAGCAGCCACACTATATGGACAGAGACCGTCGAAGTGAAGGACGGCTGATACCTGAATGGAACTTGGTGGTCCCGGTCCACGTCGCTGAGAGGGCGTGGGAGGAGGTGCAATGAAGATCTCGCGCGAGAGACTCCTTGCCGACGCACAGGCCACCGGGTTCCGACCAGAGGTGCTGGAGAAGGTCTTCCAGTTGCTCGGTCTCTTGGAAGGTTTCCAGAGCCACCCGTTCCTCAAGGATTGGCTTGCCTTGAAGGGCGGGACCGCGCTCAACCTGTTCGTGTTCGACGTGCCGCGCCTCTCGGTCGACATCGACCTGAACTACGTCGGCGCGGTCGACCGTGAGAAGATGATGGAGGAGCGGCCCAAGCTCGAACAGGCAGTGCAAGACGTGTGCGGGCGCGAGGGCGTGACCGTGGCCCGCCAACCCGGCGGCCACGCCGGCGGCAAGTGGCGGCTCCGCTATGACAGCTCGATGGGCGAAGGCGGCAACCTCGAGCTCGACCTGAACTACATGTTCCGCATGCCGCTGTGGCCCATCGTCCGGCAGGACTCGCATGCCGTCGGCAGCTCTGCCGCGCGCGAGATCCCCGTGCTGGACATCCACGAGCTCGCAGCGGGGAAGCTCGCTGCGCTCCTGTCGAGGCACGCGAGTCGCGACCTCTTCGATGTCCATCAGTTGCTCACAGTGGAAGCCCTGGACCCGCAGAAGCTTCGGCTTGGCTTTGTGCTCTACGGGGCAATGAACCGCAAGGACTGGCGGACTGTCAGTACGGATGACGTGAATGCAGCACCCCGAGAACTGGAGCACCAGCTTCTCCCGGTGATGCGATCCGGCCTCCCAGAAGAGATCGGTGGCCTTGCGGAGTGGGCCGCGCAACTCGTCGAAGAGACCCGCCAGAAACTCCAGACGGTGCTCCCCTTCACCGACAACGAAGTGGAGTTCCTCAACAGGCTTCTTGACCACGGGGAGATCGATGCGACGCTCTTGGTAGCGGACGAGGAGATGGTGGACCGCATCCAGCGACACCCTCTGCTCCAATGGAAAGCCCTGAACGTGCGACAACACCAGGGACACCAACGCGGGTGAGAACGGTCGGCTCGGCGCAAGGAACTGCGCGTCGATTGTTTTTCCGGAAAACTCTTGAGGCCGCCCCGGCGCGCGGGGTCATGCCTGCCGCTCGTAGGTCACCGTCTTCTTGCCGCAGTGCCGGCAAATCCGCCGGCGCTTGATGCGGCCGCCCGGAAGCGGGATGGTGTTGATCACCCGGAAGTGCCGGCAGCCGCACTTGCGGCATTCGAGACCGCGCTCGGGACCTTCCCGCTTCTGTTTCAGTTGCTCGTTCATCATTTCCTTGCCAGGTCGGCCTGTGTGTAGCGCTTTCGCCCGCGTGACGACCGAGCCGCCTCCGCGCCGGGCAGCGGAATGCTCTCGTAAGATGCCGCGGCGGCGCAGCCGACGAGGCAGTCGAGCCAGTGGTTGTCCGGGCGCTCCGGGCGCTGACGCCATTCTTGCACCTGGCGCCCGTGGCCGAACGTCGTGACGTAGGTCTCCGAGCCGGCGACGTGCTCGGCGAACAGGTGGTGCTCGGCTCCCTTCTTGCCGAACAGCGTCAGCGCGCCGGGGTCGCCCGGCGCAACGGCCAGCCGTTCCTGGACGAAGCTCTTCCACCAGTTCACGTCGACGCAGATGTGCGGGAACTCCGCCGTGCCGCGCACGTTGGGGATGTACCAGTTCGCCCCGAGCGTCCAACCGGGGCGGCGCTGGTACATCGAGATCGGCTTCGATCCCGCGCGCAGCCCCACGCCCTTCGAGAGCATCATCGCTGATCCGCCGGCCTTGTGTTTGACCGCCGCGACAACGCCGGGCTTGTAGCCCATGTCCACGAACAGCCGGTCGATCCGCGCCAGTCCCCCGCCGGCCTTGTGCCAGTCGCGCCCGAGCAGGTCCAACACGAGTTTTTCAAGCCCCGCCTGCATCGCACCTTCCTCACCCATGCCCTGAAATGCCCGGCCGAGCGTCTTCCGCGCGTTGGACAGCGTGAAGAACGACCGGCCCTGGTCCGGGAACGTGCCGTAGTCGATCACGAACCCGGTGAAGTCCTGCTGCCAGGCACAGACGCAGTAGAACAGGACTGCTTTGTGGACGTCGACGAAGCCGGTGACCTTGGTGCAGGCGAGCGGGACCTCGCCGCGTTTGCGGCCGTTGAACCGTTCCGCGACCTGGTCTGGGGTAATCATCACGGCCTCGGACTCCTGCTTGCCCGCCGGCTCGTTCTGGTACTCGGCGTCGAAGGCCTCCTCGCCCATGTCGCAGCGCAAGTTCACCGCGTGCTGGATGGCAGAGATCTCATCTTCGTTGAACCGCGCCGCCCACGCCGCCTTGGCACCCTCGTCCATCTCGGCAGAATGCTGCCGGTAAAACTCCGTTGCCTCCTTGCCGCCGTTACCCTGCCTCAGGCTCTCTTCGCGGATGGCTCGGTACTCGTCCCACCGCTTCTCGTTCTTGGGCCACGCGGAAACGAGCCGGGTGCACTCGCCCTGCCACTGCGGGCACTTCTGCTGATCAAGCACGTGATCGGCCAGGTCGTCCTCGTACATCTTGGTGCAGGCGAGGAACGCGGCGATCTTCTCGCCCGGGCCCGCCATGCCGAGCACGTCGCCCTGGAGCAGGTCGAGCCGGTACTTGGTCTGCGACGGCGACCGCGCCGACTCCCGCGTCTGCGGGTCGTCCAGGAGCACGAGCGACGGGCGGATAATGCTGCCGTCCATCCGCGTGTGCTGCTGCCCGCGCATGTTCGAGTCGAGACTGGTCACCGTGATAATCGAACTGCTCGACGGCGACTGATCGAGGCCCCGGCCCCGCAGCGTCTCCGGCAACTGCTCCCCGGTGACCGTGGGGAAGACGAGCTTGTCCGCGGCCCAGGTGCAGTAGGTTAGTTCGCCATCAATGTGCTGGCCGATCTGTTTCCGGGCGTTGTTGCGAAGGCTCCAGAGCGGATGGAGCGCTTCCGGGAAGTCGGCCCGCAGGTCGTTGCACTCCGGCGACAGGATAGATTTCCGAATGTTGGAGAGCAGTTCGGTCGCGCGTGGTTGTGACGCCCCGATCAGGCAGACGAACTGCCGGGAGCCGGTGAGCACCGCCCAGAGCGCCGCGAGCCGTGCCAGCGTGGTCTTGCCGCTGCCCCGAGGCATGGCGAACGCGAACAGACCGCCTTCCAAGATGCAACGCTCCATCTTCGCGATGACCCGGAGGTGATCGTCCGACCACGGGCGGTAGAAGACGCGGGGGAAATATGTCTCGCAGAAGACTCGCAGTCTGGCGCAGGTGGCCTCTCGACGATCCGGGTCGGCAATGTCGGGTATCGGGCCGATGTCTTGGCCGGCAAGCGCCTTCAGGCGATTGCGCTCGGCTTCACGGCGCTTCCGTTCCTCGTAGGTCATCGGGCCGCGCTTGGGCTGATGGTATTCGGCGGCCAGCCACTTCACGTATCGGAGCAGGTGGACGGCCTTGCCGTCGCCGATCCGGAAGCCGGCCTTGTTCATCTGCCGGTGCAGCGTGGCGGCCGACACCACGATCCCGAGCGGGGTCGAGTTGAGGAGGCGCACGGCCTCGGTCGGCGTCAGCCTCTGGACGTCAAGTGCCATCGGCGTTCCTCATCTCCCGGTTGAGCCAGGCGGCGTAGTGGACGAGGTTGACCGTGCCGTCCGGGTTCGTCGGCGCACCGGCGTCGATGTCAGTCCGGAGCATATCTTCTGATATGCCAAGGGCTTGGGCCGCGTCTTCGGGCCGGAGCGCCGCCGGGTTCAGTTGTTGGGCGTTGTCGCCGGACATCGCAAATCCTCGCAGCGGGTTCCTTCGAAAAACATCTTTTGGCGGACGTAACTATCGAACACACACAGACATGCGTCTTGGCAGATTCCGGGGATTCCCCTTCCCAATGCGCAGTTATGATGGCTTAATGTAGGTGGCGTTGGAGACGTAAGACATTGGTAATAAGGAGGATAGAGATGCGAAAGGCGAAGAAGACGAGGACGCGGAAGATGGTCGGATACGCCCTGAAGCACGTATGGACGGGCACCTGGTGGACGGGCTGTGAATGGGCGCGGGGCAAGGCCAACGCGAAGGTCTACCGGACCTGGCAGCAGGCCGACCGGGCGAACGACGCCCGCCGCCGCGAGCTGGCCGCCGAGGGCCGGAGCTGGCACGTAGCCGAATGCGAAGTGTACGCATAACGGGAAAGGAGCACGATGATGAGAACGTTGGCGATGGAAGTCGAGGGCCTTGGGTGTGTTGGCAAGATTAGGCGACCGTGCAGCCGCTTCGAGACGGCGGCCTGCGTCGCGGTCGAGATCTGTTATGACGATGGTCTCGTGAAGCAATGGTCGTGGGAGCGGGCGGCGGGCGAACCCATCGAGGATGCGACCGACCGGCTGTTCGAGGTCGCGGTCGAGGTCCAGTCGTGTCTCGAGGGCCAGCGTGGAACGAATTCGATGACGCACGACGTGTACCGGTTGCTCGAGACGGTCGCCGGCCTGTAGAACGCTTGAGGCGTCCAGCGAGGGCCGGGTGCCTCGACCAGCCCGCCGGATGGGCCGGCGGTAAGGAGAAGGAGAACCAGAATGGACGAGCAGGAATTGAGAGACGAGTTGGAACGCATCAAGGCCCACATCGACAACCAGTACCGGATGATCGAGGAGGCCATCCGCGACGTCGAGGACGGCGAGACCGGCGTGCCGGTCGAGGGGAACCTCCAGGACATCGCGGACGAGGCCGAGCGGGCGATGAACATTGCGAACGAGACCCGCGAGGCGTTCTACCACGTCGCATAACGAAAGGAGGTGAGACGAATGGCGAAGCGGAAGACCAATGTGATGGTCGCGTACTCCGGCGAGATGACGGACGTCCTGCGGGACGTCCTCAAGGACCATCTGTCGCCGGAGGCGGTGGCCGCGGTCGCGGGTTGCCTGACGCCGGCCGTCGGCAAGCGAGACAAGGTCGCCCGCGAGGTGACCTGGTTCCGCGGGTTCCTGATTGAGATGCTCGGCGCGGACGAGTTCAACCGGATGTGCGACGAGCGAACCTGGTGAAAGGAGGTGATGACGATGCAGTGGAGGCTCGAAGACATCTCGGTGGTCCGCAAGGTCGCGGACGAGATGTGGCAAGGCGACGAGGAGCACATCGTTCCGGGTTGGGACCCGGACCGTCTTGGCGAACGCGAGACGGCCGTCCGCACGGCGGCGATGGCGGTCCTCGGGTCGCTCGACCCGGACAGCGGAGTCCGGGTCCCGGAGCGGGCGCTCGGTGCGCTGCTCCGATACGTGGTGGACATATTGGAACCGTAGAAAGGAGATGAGACGATGGCAAAGAAGCAGAGCAAGAAGCAGGGCCAGAAGGTTGCGAAGAAGGCGGCTCCCAAGAAGACGGCGGCCAAGGCCGAGAAGGCTCGTGGCGTGTGCCCGGCGTGCCGCCGGACGGTCGAACTTCCGAACGGCAAGGGCCGGTGCGAATGCGGCCAGGCGCTCCTGGCCCGCGGCAAGCGGCTCTGCCGCATCAAGGAGACGCCGCACGGGCTTCTGAAGGGGCTCGCGGCCGCGAAAACGCTCGAGGCTCCGAAGCCGGAGAAGACCGACAAGCCGGCGCGCAAACGCGCCGACGGCAAACTGAGCGGCCTGGACGCGGCGGCACAGGTCCTGGCCGAAGCGGGCGAACCGCTCGACACCAAGACGATGGTCGAACGGATGCTCGCCAAGGGTCTCTGGCAGACCAAGGGCAAGACGCCGGGGGCGACCATCTACGCCGCCATCATTCGGGAGATTGCGAAGCGCGGCGACGCCTCGCGCTTCCGCAAGACCGACCGCGGGAAGTTCACGCTCGCCAAGTAGCATCATCCCTCCTCCAAGAACCCCAGTCGCCGTCGACTGGGGTTCTCTCCGGCATCTGAGTTCATCATCATTTCCTTGCCTTCACGCAGCGGCGCGCTATAATCCATGTGGTGCGGAGGCTTGCCGCCCGCGGGCATCGCGCTTGCGGGAAGTAGCCCCACCCCCGGAAGTCCTGGCCACTCCCCCTGGGGCTTCCAAGGGGCTGCGCTGCCTGCTTCCGCACCATCCTTCCTTCCAAGGCTCATGCGGTCACTTCCAACGGAACGCGCTCCGCCTTCTGCCCCGTGAACTGCTCGTGCCTCTGGACGATGACATCGCAGTAGAGCGGGTCGATTTCCATCAGGTACGCCTTGCGGCCCGTCTGCTCCGCGCCGATGAGGGTTGAGCCGCTGCCGCCGAACAGGTCAAGCACGTGTTCGCCGGTCTTGGACGAGTACTGCATCGCCCGCACGGCCAACTCGACGGGCTTCTCGGTCAAATGCACCATCTTCTGCGGAGCAACCTTCTTGAGATGCCACAGGTCTGTCGCGTTGTTCGGGCCGAAGAACGAGTGCCCTGCGCCCTCCAGCCAACCGTAAAAGCAGTTGTGCGTCACGATCCCGTCTGCGATGTAGTGGTGGTACTTCTCGACGTCGAGCGAATAAACTGGCCCGCTGTACGACTGCACATCGACATGCCGAACCGCGGACCAGACGAACCTCGGCCCGCCGGTCGGCACCGGGACTTCCATTGCGCCGGGAAGCAGGTTGCACGCACACACCAGGAATGACACGCGGCGACTGTACTTCGCACGTGTGTTCCCACTTCGGATAAACGGATACTCCAGACGCCGGTGATGATCGGACAGTGCCCAGAGGGCGCCCCGGTGTAGCGCCATCGGGTCGATCTTGTCGTAGATGTGCTCGATCTGAGAAACCGTCCGCTTCGACGTATTGGCCTCGACCCAGAAAGTAGTCGGGATTCCGTACCGCGCCGACACGATTTGTTCGGCCGTCGCGGCCTCGGTATTCGAATAGTGCGTGCTCAAAATCCACGCTTCCTCGCCATTCTCCATATCCAGGCGCTGTTTCACCCCCAATCCCCAAGTGGTTAGCAGTTGTGTCTTACCGACCCGCCACCAACGCCCTCGGCGCATGAGATAGACGCCCCAAATACGGCGGGCATGTGGAACGAGCCGGACGCTGAAGAGGTGGCCATCGGTGCTCCACGTCGTGTTCGATCCGACCGCCACACCGTAAAGCGGGCCACCATAACGCCGCGAACCGACCGTCACCTTCGGTCCGTGACGGTGGCCGATAATGGCGTGGGACCGCTTGGTGAAGCTCATCACCTCGTCGCCGTTTCGCAGCGATTCGACCGGAACCTCCCCCTGCGGCGTATGCACCTTGGTGTCGGGCGGCTGACATATCTCGAACGACCCCATATAATCCTTGCGGGTGAGCACCGGGTGCTGCTTGTCCCAGATGATGCCCTGGCTGAAATACAGCCCGGCCTCCTTGAGGCGGGGCGGATAGTTGCCGAGGTTCGCGTAGCCGCCCCAGATGTAGAACGACCGGCCGGGCTCCAGCACGCGTGCCATCTGGCCGAACCAGGCGCGGAGCATTTCGACGAACTCCTCGTCCGTGACGAAGTCGCCCTCGAGCGGGCGGTCCTTCGCGCGCATCTTCCGCTTGGCCTTCTTGGGGTCGGTGACACCGCGGGCTACGTCGAACTTCTGGTGATGCATCTTCTTCGACAGGTCGGGATGCGAGCTCTGGCCGGCGGCAATGGCCGTGCTGCTCCTGGGCTCGACCCGGACGTTGTACGGCGGGTCGGTGTTGACCAAGTGGATCGACGCGCCGTCGAGCAACCGATCGACATCCTCGGCCACCCCGGCATCGCCACAGAGCAGACGATGCTCGCCCAGAATCCACAGGTCGCCGGGCTGGGTGATGGCTTTGTCCGGCAGGTCGGGGATGTCGTCGGGGTCGGTCAGGCCCGGCGTCCCGTCAGGGTTGAGCAGCTTGGCCAACTCGTCCTGGTCGAAGCCGAGCAGGCCGAGGTCGACGTCCATCTCCTGAAGGCCGGCCAGTTCGATGGGCAGCAGATCGAGGTTCCATTCCGCCAACTCGGCAAGCTTGTTGTCGGCGACGCGGTACGCCCGAACCTGCTCCGGCGTGAGGCCGGTCGCCACATGGACGGGCACCTTCTTCAAGCCGAGCTTCTTCGCCGCCTTCCAGCGCGTGTGGCCGACGATGATGATGTTCTGCTCGTCGACCACGATAGGCTGCCGGAACCCGAACTCCGTGATGCTCGCCGCAACGGCGTCCACGGCCGCATCGTTGATGCGCGGGTTTTGTTCATACGGCCGTAAGTCATTGATGTTCAACTGCTTAACCTGCATACCTGTCCTCCTCAGTTCGTTCTTTCACGCGCAACCAACAATAACTCTCCGCCTGACCATTCCCGCCACGGTCGAGGGCCGAGATTCGCCTGGAAGTACCTATCAGATGCTATATCATCACGCACACTCGGCTCCATTGGCCGTGTCGCCCCGTGTTGGCCCACGTCGCGTTCGTGGCGCGTGAGCCGAGCGAACCCTCGGCCTCGGCGGCCCGGATAGCCCACGCGGCGACACGGGCGACGTGGGGCGAACCTGTGCCCAGGCGATTTCTCTGGCCGCCGCTTCAGGGATACCACCGTCCAGGACGCAGATGGCGACTCGTTCTTCGTACTCATAGCGCTGATCCTCGGTGAGGCCGCGCATTCGATAGCGTTCAATGGCGTCCATCAGTCATCCTTTCTAGGACTGTGCGGAGACTCCGGAGATTCTGGATATTGTTTCACCCGGCTCTACGTCCCGGGCGCGCGCGCCTGCGCACGCGTAAAGCTATTGAAGGAATATCCGGAATATCCGACCTGTGTTCTAACTCGTGTCATTTCACTCCGTTCTGACTCGGATATTCGCAAAACGAATATCCGCGAATATCCGACTAATATCCGACCTCACGCCCGATCCGTTCCAAGTGGTAGAGCGACTGGTTGCCTGAAGCTGCCCGACGGATGAACCACTTGCCGACCGGCATGTTCACGTGCCGTCCGAGCATTCTTCCGAACGCCACGTTGACGGCGCCGGTGGTTCGCTTGGCGAAGATATGGGCGAAGAGCTCGTGTTCCTGGGCAAGAGAGCGAAGGTTCTTCGGGTCCACGCTGCCCGGCCCGAACTGTCCGTGCCAAAGGTCGACGAACGCTTCCATCTCGGCGCCCTTCGGGTCCGCCTGCCGGCGCCAGTCCGCCTCGTTGGTGCGCCAGTCGTTCAGGCCGTTGACCTTGAGGATGCCGCCGACGATCTCCGACCAGTTCTCGAAGCCGCCGAGGCGGTTCGGATGCGCCGGCCGGCCCGCGGCGAGCCAGTTCTCGATCAGGCCAAGAAGGCACTCGATCACGACCCGTCGCCGTTCACGGACGTAGGCGCGAATGTCGGGGTGCTGGAAGTCCGAGCGCGTTTCGGGGTGAGCCGACGTCGGCTCGATCATCACCGGCACGATGCGCTTGGCGACCTCGCCGGAGGCCTGCACGTTGTTGCCCGTACCGACGACGGTCAGGTTGTTCCGGAGCTTGACGGTCCGCGAGAAGCCGAGGATGCGGCCGCCGAGGATGTGCGACGTGAGCAGGCTCGAGAGAGACTGCGAGTCGATCCAGTGCGGCAGGTTATCGAGGTGAAGGAGCGTGTCGCCCTGGATCAGCGCCGCGATGATGCGCTTCTCGCGTTCCTCTTCGCGTTCGGTGATCTGCATCGACGCGATCTCGTCGCGCCCGATGAGAACGCCGCCGAGGACTTCGTTCACCAGCTTGGACTTTCCGGTGCGTTCGAGCGGCGAGTTGATGAGGTGCATCGGGCGGTTGCCGTCGAGCGCAGGAGCGACGATCGGCGTGAGGAGCAGGCCGCAGAAGTTCTGCCGGTCCGCCTCGGTCTTGAACGGGAAGTCCACGACCAGGTCGTGAAGCACGTTGTGGATCACCTCGCAGTCCGTCTCAGGGACGAGGCACTTGAGGTCCTCCGGTTCGTCGTAGTAGAGGCCATCGTGCCAGCCGGGCGGGATGCGCGTGAAGCCACGGCCGTAGACCGGGTAGGAAACCATCAACTCGAGCTCGCGGATGTGCGGGGCCTGCTGCGCGTGTGCGATGACGAGTCCGGCCGCGTCCTTAGTGCAGGCCTGGTAGATGAGCACTTGTTCCTTCGACTGGCGGCTCTTGACCCACTTGCCGAGCTTGGCGTGGCCGTCCACGACGAGGCGCATCCGGTCGGGCGCGAACTCGACCCACTTCCGCTTCCCGGCGGGTCCGAGTATCTCACCGGGGATGAAGTCCTTCCGATAGACCGCGTCTGCCGGCAGCGCGGCCAGCACCTGGGCGGCGAACGTCGCCGTCGACTGTTCGGTGTACGTCCCGTCCCCGTCCACGTGCGGGCCAGGCGTCAGGATGTAGTCCCGCCGGGCCGATGCCTGGTGCGGCAGCGGTCTCTCCTCGACATGGCGGGGCTTCCGGATGCCCGCCTCGATGCCCGATCGGATGGTTGCCTCGATCTCCTTGGGTTCAAGACCAACGGACTCAGCGGCGCTTCGCAGCGCGGCTTCGACTTCCGAGCGGTCGAGGTATCCGCCGCCCACGAGCGTGCCGAGCTTGAACGCGGCCCTGTTGAGCGTGTGGTTTCGCGTGCCATCACTGGCCGCGCAGACGGCGCGGAGCTCGAGCTGCATCGCTGTCAGCGCGTAGTGGCTCGTTCTGCCGCCCGGTGGGGGAGCGGGATCAGGCGGAGGAGGTCCGGGGGAGCGTTTTCGGGACGGTGTCTTCGCCACGAGCCGTTTTATGATGTGTTCGGGCAGAGCGGCGAGCGGAATGTTCCACGGCTCGCGGTCCTCGATCCATACGTACGGATTTCCGGTGTCCAGGTGGACGCTGCCGGGAAAGACGACCTGTCCGCCGGTGCCTTTCGTCTCGACCGCAGGTGCGAGCTTGCCTGACGAGTTACCGAGATCGACGCCGTTGTTGAGAGCGTAGTAGAGCTGCCGTCCTCCGCCGCCGGAGCGCACGGTCACCGTGTCGGGCAGTTCTAACGCGGCGACCGCGTCAGGATCGTAGGTCTTCTTGTACTCATCGAGGTCGATAACGAGTACGCCGCTCGTGCTCCCGGTCCGCAGGCCGACGTTGCTCTGATCGGCCCAGGCGAGGGCCTCCTCCAGCGTCTCGCGCGGGCGTTTCTGCCACTGCTTCAGCACCGGTGCCTTGCCGTTCAACGGTGTGAACGACCAGCCGACCTGATAACCGTAGGCGACGTTCGACTGAAGCGTGTTAGCGTCCTGCGCGTCCGACATGTGTGCTCCTTTGTTCACAGCTCCGGGAGCCGCGGCTCCAGTTGCGTGGCGACCCGCATCGGCCGCCCGTTCCAGCGCGGCGAGGACGACGGCTCCACACGCTGTCCGATGTTCTCGCGGTTGCACTTGGCGCAAAGCCGGTTATGGATGCCTCGGCTTCGGAACGGCCGGCCACATCTCAGGCACCTACGCCATCGCGTCTTCGCTCGCTGCATTGATCGCCCGCCTCACATCGTCCACTGACCGCGCAAACACGTACAACCCGCCGAACCGTTCCATCATCGCCTGGAACGCCCGCTGGTCGGATGTCTGTCGGCCTGTCGGCGACTTCACCTCGATCTCCAGGCGCTGGCCGCCCGGCAGAATGCCGGTCAGGTCCGCCTGTCCGGGGATGCCGAACCGGATGAACCGTCTTCCGATCCGCACGGCACCTGCATTCGCACGCCACAGGCGCATGTCGGGTCGCGTGCCGAACTCGTGGAGGATCGCGTTCTGCAGTTGCTTCTCCGTCACATAGCCGCCTCCGCGTATCGCTGCCGGGCCTGTTCCGCCCGTACGTCGGTCACGAACCCGCGCGGCCAACAGCCGAAGGCGTCCTTGTAGCGATAGGCCGCCCAGCCGGACTTGTAGCCGCGCTCGGCGGCGATCCGGACGAACTGCGCGAACACCGCCCGCTTGTCGTCCATCGTTGCTCGGGCGGGGTCGATGAGTTCGCCCGCGACCACGACGGGCGACTCGCCGAACAGGTCCTTGAACCGGTAGAAGCTCCAGCCCGGCTTGTATCCGCTCGCCTCGCGCTCAGCCTCGATCAGGTTCCAGACCTGCCGGCGGTATTCGAAGCTCGAGTCGTCGAACTCCGCCAGCTCGCCGGCGTAGTGCACGCCGAACCGGCCCCGGCGCGATTCGTCAGCGACCGGCACCCAGCCGCACTCAGGGCAGGCGAGCAACTGCGTCTCGAACAGGAGTCCGCACTGCCTGCACCGCCGTAGTCCGAGCGGCTCGGCGAACCCGACCTTCTCGTTGCCGAGCGCGTACTGCAAACGACGGGTGACGAGGCCGTGGACGTGGTGGTTGCCGGCGTGGTCAAGGACGATGGCGCCGTCCTTGCCGTCACAGGCGCGCATCGCGCGCCCGATCATCTGAAGATGGAGGTTCAGGCTGGCGGTCGGCCGGGCGATGATAGCGCACTCGAGCGCCGGGAGGTCCCAGCCCTCGGTCAGCACCATGCAGTTGGACACGACCTGCGTCTCGCCAGACCGGAGTCGGGCGAGGATCGCGTCGCGTTCATCCTTGGAAGTTCGCCCGTCGAGATGCTCAGCGGGGACACCGGCGGCCTGGAATGCGGCCGTGATAGCGAGACTGTGCGCGACGTCGACGGCAAAGGCGACGGTGCGTCTTCCGGCAGCGCGCTTTCGCCAGGTCTCGATGATGTCGGCGTGAAGTTCGGCGGTGTTCGACCGTTCGCTCAGTTGTCCGAGGTTGTAGTCGCCTGCGGTGACCCGCACGCCGCGCAGGTCGGGCGCCTTCGACGCCCAGACCTTTGGGCTGTGGAGGACGCCGCGCTCGCACAGATCGTCTGCCCACGCCGCAACGACCAGCTCACCGAACAGGTCGCCGAGTCCGCGCCCGTCGAGCCGGAACGGCGTCGCCGTCAGACCCACCAGTGGAACGTCAGGGTACTCGTCGAGGATGCGCTGGTATGTATCCGCCGTCGCGTGGTGACATTCGTCGATGACGATGAGGCCCGCCCGCGGCTTGTCGCGGCGGACGAGCGTCTGAACGGAGGCGACCTGGACTTGGGCCAAGGGGAGCGCCGGATATCCCGCCGTGATGATTCCGGTGGAGAGGCCATGAGATTCCAGGCGCTCTGCCGCCTGGTCGATCAGTTCCTTCCGGTGCGCCAGCCAGAGCGTCGGTGCATCGAGTCGGCGCACGACCTCGGTCGCCATTACCGTCTTGCCGCTGCCCGTGGGCGCGACCAGGATCGGGCGCGAGCCCAGGGCGGCGATCACGTCGGTGACCGCCGTCTCCTGGTAGTCGCGGAGTGCGAGTGTTTCCGTCAGAACGGACATATCTTCTCCGGCCCTTCCTTGAGCATCACGGCCCAGTCGGCGGGCGTCAGGTCTTCAGGCCTCTTGCCGGGGAACAACTCACCGAGAACACGGAACCATTCGTCCTCGACCTGCTCATCGGTCCAGTCCTGCGAGCAGGCCTTCGAGAACGCCGCCCAGGCCTCGTCCATCGCCTCCTCGGGCGTTTTCTTAGGCTTGGGCGGTGCGGCGGGCCTGGATGCCGGCGGCGCGGGTTTCCCCGATGGCGGCGGGGCCGGTGCGGGCGTGCCGCCAGCGACGGCCCGGAGCTTGGCGCCGAGCCGGTTGTTGATCGACCTCCGGGTCGCTTCGTCGGCCTTCGTCACGCCGGACGGTGAGGCGCCGTACGGGTTCAGGAACCGCACCTTGATCCGGTTCTTGCCCTGGTACTCCTCGAACCCCAGCCGCACCTGCACCGGATGCTCGGAGAGGTCGGTGTCCTGGAGCCAGAAGAGGTCGACGCCGTCCCAGCCGAGCGCGGCCTTCAGCGCGTCGATGGTCATCTGGTTGATCGAGCGGTCGCGCTTTTCGATGTAGAAGTAGCCGGTGATCGACAGATCCTCGGTCGAACAGTCGGTCCACTCGCCGTTCCGGAGTTCCTCGTACAACTGGAACTCGATCACGCACGTGGCCAGGTTGTTCGGCCCGGTCTCGCCCACGCCGACGTTGGCGGGGTGGGCGTTGAACAATCCTTCGCGGTTGGGCAACATGTCAGTCCTCCTTGTCCGTGGATGGGGAGCCGAACAGGCGCTCCCACAGAGTGGTATCGAACTTGCCGAGTGGCATCGGGTCCGCCAGCGTCCGGCTCTTGGCCATGCAGTGCGGCAGCTCGCACGGGTAGATCGTCCGGGTGCCGCTCCCGCGGCCTTTGCCGTCCTTGACGTCGACGTCGTAGCCGAGGAACAGAACGTGGTCGGCCCACTCGCGGGTACGGAGCCGGATCGACGACTTGCCGCTCGACGGCGACTGGAGCCGCGGCTCGTAGCGAATCCAGTCCTCGCCCAGCGGGTTGGGGACCGTGCTTGTGCAGTCGTGGCAGACGAGAATCACGTGCCGGCCAGCGCGGACGTGCTGGTCGAGGTCACCCAACAGCGTGAGGAACGTGTCGTACAGGTGCTGGTAGCCCTTGCCGTATCCGTAATCCTCGATTCCTTTGACCTTGTTCCCCTTCTCGTGGGGCACATGCTGGAGCGTCCAGGCCAGCGCCAGTTCCTCGGCCTTCGTGGCCGAGTCGATGACGATGGTGCTGACCTCGTCCCAGCCGGGCGCGTGCAGCGCGGAACGTACCGCCTCCCAGGTCTGGGCGCCGTCCACCACGCGCAGGTCGAGGTCGAGGCCGGACTCCTCGAACGACTGCCGCAGTCGGGGCAGCGAGTCGTCGAGGTCGAAGAACGCGACCGGTTCCGGGGCGATGGCCGCCTCGGTCGTCTTGCCGATCCCGCCGGCTCCGAAAAGTACCGCACGGTGACCGCCGCCGGCCTGGATCGGGCCGAACGTGACGCGTCCGGCCAGATCGTGTTCATCAGATGGTCGTGGTCGCGTGGGCGGTGTGGGTCTTGCTTTGCCCATGATCAGCTCCTTTCATTGGTGGGCTGGGACTTGGAGGCGGCGTCGACGCGCTCCACACGGAATGCGTCCTGGCCGAACTCCCGGATGCAGAAGCCGGTGAAGATCTTGCTGATGTCCTGGCCGACCGGGGTGCTCGCATCCACGACGCAGGCACAATCGTCTTGGTCGATGCAGTAGCCGGCGTCGAGCCGGACACGTGACTCGCCGTGCAAGCATTCCACCGCAAGGACGGCGAGCAACAGCGACTCCTTGACATCCTGGAACGGCACATTCTCGTTGAACGTGTATCTGTAAACGTCAGTCATCGCATCGCCCTCGTCGCTGTGATTGATCGTGTGCCTACTGGGGTCAATACTTCTTGCGGCCGTGATGTGTCGGGCGTTTGTTCAAATAATCCCGCAGTCCTGCTCTCTCGAAGCGCTCGAGGAGTTGCCTGAGATCTGCACCGGTAGTGGTGTGGTGAACGTTGAGCATTCGTGCGGCCCGTCGTTTGTTGGGTTCTTCAAGAAGGAGTTCAACGAGACGCCGTTCCCGATCGGGCAGGCCTTTGGCGACGGTCGTCAAGTCGTGTTTGAGCTGCTGAAGCGCTTCGGTCGAGAGGCCGGCGCGCCCGACCTCGGAGTCGATGGTGTCACCATACGCGGTGTTCTGGTCGTCCTCCTGGTCTGGCGGAGCATCGTTCAAGGACCGCTCTTCTCGGCGGCGGTCTCGCATCTGCGCGCGCTCGTGCTTGATGATGGACGAAACCTTGTGGTCGATGATCTGTGAGATGAAGACGTGTTCGGGAAGCCGTTTCGGGTCGTACTTCCGGAGCCGAACGTGTAGGTCTATGGCCAGTTCCTGTTCGATATCCAAAGGATCACGCTGTAGTTGTCTCCCGAGTTGCCTTGCCTTGCGTCGAATGATTGCGATGGCATAATCGTCGAACCCGTCATATTGATTCTGCGAACCCACTTGCTCCTCCTCGCGGCCGAGGGGGAGTTCGTGTGGGTGTCGTCGTTACCGGGAGGGCCGGGCCTCATGAAAAGGAGGCCGATGCGAGTTCGCCGATTTCGGCGACACCCACAACGACCTCCGTTTTCCGGCCAGTCTGTTGTCTGATGTCCGCGGTGCCCGCTAGACGCGAGCGACTTCCGACAGGCCTACCCGGACCGGGAGCCCGTTCTCCACCACCAGCTCCTCGATCAGGAGCGTCTGTTCGCGATCAAAGAGAACGAACAATTCACGGTGTTCCTTTTTGAGAACGAAGTCTGTTTGGCGTGTGGTGCTCACGTCCTGACCGCGACCACCTAGGAGCAGAACGCGCGTTCTCGTTGGCGGCGGGTCGTAAACAGGTTCACCGTCGCGAATCTCCCGGTTGAGTAGGCGCCCGTATCCGACCGTCTGCATTTCCTTTACGAGACGTTGCCGACCGGGTGACAAGTTGCTAAACCGATCGCCATCCTGCGAAGCTACTGTCATGCTCACGACCTCCTAACAGGTGTCCAGTGGTAGCGGCTTGCACAAGCCGCCTCACCCAACGGAGGAATTGCAGAACATGCCTACGGACAAGTCGTGGTGGCTCCTAAGCGCTTGTAACGGCACTGCATGGAAGAGAGAACTGAGGGTCTTGCAGTTGCAGGAAAAGAGGCAATGTGCAACTGCAAGTGGGGCGGGAGGGAATGGGCTGGTTACTTGCCGTATTTCATCACGTCTTCTAGGCTGCCCGCGATTCTCCACAGCAGCTCTAGTTCTTTGGAATCGTCGAAACAACGAGTCACGGTCCACGGTTTCACACCGGCTAGCGAACCAAGCAGACGCTTGCTTGGCCGCTCCAACAGCGACGGTTCTGCCCTACAGTCAACAGCAGACTGTGCGTGATCTCGAGCCGCCCTGATGTGTTTGATCAGTTCCTTCTTCAGTGTCTCGATTGCGGCAGCCCTCGGTGCGCGCTTCTTCGCACTTGGCCTCTTTGGCGTCGCCACCTTGGCCTCACCACCGGGTAGCATCTGCGCGAAGTGCCGCAGCGCATCAAGCGCGTGAAAAGTGGCCGTGCGCAAATCTGGGGACAGCCTGATGACGTAGTCGTTGAATTTCGTGAACGCTGTCTTACTTGTGTCCTGGGCCACGCGGGTTCCATAGGCGCCCAGGAGTGGATGTGTTCGCACGAACGCCAGATAGAAAAGGGTGGTTGGCCAGGAGCCAAGCCATGCTAGGTTGCCGCATTTTTCCGCCACAGACCGCGGGGCTAGGTCACAGCATTCCATGACTGCCGCCTCGAGGTCGACGAGCGCGTGGGCAAGTTGATCGTGGTCCGTCGTCGCTTGATCGGCGAGGGGCTTGTCGAAGTAATACCAAGTGTCCCACCCGAAGGTTTTGTCGTAGACAAGCACATCTCCCACGCGCCGCGATGCTGCCGCCGGCAATGAATCGCATGCGCTCCACGTGTCCTCCAGATCCCACCGGATAACGAAGGGCAGTTCTTCGCTTCCCAACTCAAGCCACAGAGCACCATCCGCGTCCTTCCATCCGGGCACAGCGGTTCCGGTTCTCCAGAAAGCCTCGCCAAAAGGAAATGAATCGAACTCACCTCCGCCCGACACGCCAGCTTCCTTGATCGTAAAGGCGACGTGCACATTGCAGTCGGGCACTAGGCGCTCCATCTCTCCCTGCACGCAGTCTAGCCGCCAAAGCCAGTTGCTCAGGTCAAGTGCGTCGCTTCCTGTCGCTGCTGGCCCATTGGGGACAGAACGGATGGTGTGTTCCGCACGCAGGTGGCGCAGCTCTAGGACCTTTTGTTTCCAGAGCTGAAATGCTTCGGGACATTCGTGCCAATCCCGCGGCCAATTGCCTCCTGCATCGTCCTGTTCGCCAAATCGAGTCACGAGGTAATCCAAGATCGCTGCCTCAGCGTAGGCGAGTTCCTCGTTCGTGGGATCTTGGGGCACCGCGCTTCCTGCCCCAGCTGCGCCAGTAGCGGCCCACCGCATGCTCTGGGCGACCAGGCTCGCCCTAGCTTGCGTCGGTGACGTCGTTGTCGTAGTCGCAACTCTTCTCATGAAGTCCTTGTGTTGTGCGGGAGGTGACTTGCTTACTCGTGTTGGGACCATGCCGAGGGCCTGAGCAAGAGTTGCCTGCTCTGGCTCCCTGCCGAGCAGACGAGCCTGCTGGTTCAATAGCTCCAGTTGGGCTCCGAGCGCATCTAGGGCGCGCATTGCAGCCTTGCGCTGATTAGACAGATCCGTGGGGACGACACCGTCCGTTGCTGCCGTTGTGTAGGCCCACATTGCCTCTGGATCGACCTTCATCGCTGTGGCGACCAAGTAGACTTGGTGCATTAGCTTCTCGGCGACGCTGGTCGGGGGAGAGACGCCGTCTTTCAGCTCTCCTTCCAGCCAAGCGGCGGCATCCGCATCTGCAGCATCGAAGACGACTACGCCCGTGTCAGCCAGCTGGGACACTTCGCTGCCCCAAGAGCTGAGGACATGCTGGACCTCGTCCAGGGTCAAGCCAAGCACGTCCGCATGTACCCATGTCTTTTCATCTCCAACGAGCCCGCGTGAGTCGTAGGACAGCGCCCGGGTCGCTCCCCGCGGGCCAATCACGCCCGGGCAGCCAGTCCCAGTTCCCGTCTCAGCAGTCTCTTGGGAATCAGCGCTGGCTTCTCGGGGATCACCGCTCTTGGCCCTCATTCGGTCGGCGTTCGCGAGTATTTTCTTCCAGAGCTGCTCCACGGTCGCGTGGTGTTGCTTCACGCTCTCCCGCGCCCAGTCAAGGAAGGTTTCTTCTGCCGGTGTGAGCGGATAGGTCTTTGATCCCAGCTCAAGACGGCAATGCTCCAAGAACGAATCCACATCCGCTACTTGTCCTGTCGTCGATTCTGGTACCACCGAAAGCCCGTCAAGCTCGCCGCTGACGAGAACGTCCAGCAAGTCATTCGCGGTGTTTTCAGCTTTACCGGCCTCCTCGCCGCTAGTCAGTTCTTGCCAGCACACATGCATGCGTGCGCGGAGATTCGTGATGAGTGGCATCAATGGGTGTGGCTGGTAGCCGCACTTGGCGTCAACTGCATCAAGCAAGAGGGATCGGCATATGCCCCAATAGAAGCGCAGCATTTGGAGGAAGCGTTGCGGTTCCTGAAAGGATGAATCCCCAGATGGCCGTGGTGTCCTGCAGTCGAAGAGCACGGCCGTGACCAAACGTTCCCCGACTTGGCGTACAGGTTCAGACGCGGCTTCCTGGCACTTCCGGAGCGCATTCTTGAGGCTTGTCTTCGTCTTTGCGGGGTCCTTTTCGTTTATGACGATATCAGGATGAAGGATAAGGAGGGCGTTGGGCCCGAATAGGTCCTCTTCTACTACCTGCGGTTCTCCAAAGACGGGCCGCGAGTAGAACTCTCTGATGTCCTGAAAGCCGCGGTGCTGCATAGCCGCATCCAAGGCATCTACAAGTGTCAAATGAACCTGCTTGGCTTCTGATTCCTCAATTACGCCGGGGTAGTAGTACCGGATCCGGCTGAGCTCCTGGAGCGCTTTGGCCGCTACAACGGCCGTGGACAACTCCGGAAGAAAATCCGCTACAGTCACCCGATCGCTGCTGGTCGCTCCATCTTCCTTTTGCGTGTTCTCGGTCGTTGCTTCAGCCGCCTTAGTCAGCAGCCTTTCTTCCCAGCGTTCTGCTTGGTCATACAAGCACTCAGACGCGAGCGGGTCGCCTCTCAGCGGGGGCTTCCGGTCGAGCAGGTAGGCGCCGGCTGTCACGACGTGATCGTCGTGGTTGACGCGCAATCCCTGTTCCTGACGCCACTCAAAGTGTGCCTCGTGGACTCGCTCCCGCAGACCGTCGATGGCCTCATCAACCAGGAAATGGTCTTCTTCACTCAAATCATCGGCCGAGATACAACTGAACTTGCAGGTTTCGTTAGCAAGCTGTCTAGCGAAAAGGCGGGTCAGCCTGCGGGCCAGAACCCTATCATGAGGGCGGTAGAAATACGTTGTTTCTTCCCGCAGGTCTTCGCCCATTGGCTCTCCGTCACGGTAGGTCGGTTCCCTGACTCCATGCCAGACGCGCAGGTAGTACGGACCACTGTCCGGTTCTTCGGCATGGCGGCGTGGTGTCTTGGGCGTCCGTTCGTCCCCAAGCGATTCACGCTCCTCATCACAGAGCTGCCGGAGGTGCTGGAGGACGCGCTGGCCGGCGGTCAGCGGGAGCTCTACTTCGGCCAGCGTCGCCGGCAGCATTGGAGGCAGTTGGCTGAGATCGAATTTCAGGAGGGCCTCTTCGCGCAACATCTCGTCGATCTCGTGTTCGGCATCACCGATCAGCGTATCTCGGATGGAGCATGGTACCGACTCCTTCTGCACGCTGCCCACATACACTACATCAGGGTGGCAGTCGACCGCATTCAGTTTCACGGTTGCAACGGGGGGCACCGGAGAGAACTTCGCCAAGATCGGGAATTGTGCGAAGGCCTTCACGACAGCGCACGCGGGACAGTCGTCAGGTCCAGGCGAGCATTCCGGAAAGAACGCCATCGCCTCATGAAGCTTCTGCTGGACTTCGCCCCATCGTGCCGCGGCTGCGCTATCTGAGCCGGACGCTCCGTCGAGCCGAGAGTCAACATCCGCCTCGCCGCGAGTACATGCACGGGCGCCGCAGCATTGCTGGCAGAACACCCGGGCAAGATCTTCCACGCACTTCCAAGCCCATCGGGCAGCGCCGAGTGTGTCCTCTACAGTCTCTGCCGGGATGTCCCAGTGGCAACATGAAACCTCGTTGACAGCGGTTTCCGCTGACGGCTCATCCCGGTTTGCCCTTCGTTCGTACATACCGGCCTCGTTCGGGAGGTTGCGGAGCGATGAGGGGATTATACGCCTTGAGGACGTGCAGTCAATTCACCGAGTACGCGCGAACCGGACCGGCCCTTATGGCCGGCTACTTTACGATCAGTTCGCGCCACATGCGTCGCTGCTCGCGCCAGTTGGTCACTGCCGTGATCGGGCGGAGCGCTCTCTCGGTGATGGCGCCGCGACCGCCCTTCGAGCGGGGCAGGAACAGGAGGTGCTGCCGGATTTGCGGACATCGCACCCGACATAATCGGCATGTCTTCGGTATAGACCCATATAGAGGACAACGTTGCGATAGGTATATGAACTTATGAGGACGAGACCAATGGCTCCCAGCCGACTGCTCACCATCAAGGACCTGTCCGCCCTACTCAACATCAACGAGCGGACCTGCTGGCGACTGGCGCACCAGGCCGAGGCCGGCATCGGCCGCTTTCCGAAGCCGCTTCGACTGGCGCCCAAGACGATCCGCTGGCGGCCGTCGGACGTGGAATCCTACATCAACGGTCTGGCCGAAGGCGGTCGGAAAAGCTCCCGGAATTGACTTGAGCTTGCCGGGCACGCGAGGTAAGGGAGCAGTGGTCTTGCTGGAGGTAATGTGAACAATGGCAAGCATCTATAAGCGTGGCGGCAAGGGCACGTACTACATCACCTACGTGGTCCGGCCCGGCGTTCGCAAAACGGAGAAGGGGTGCCACGACCGGGCGGCGACGGAGGCCTACGCCCGCAAGCTCGAGGCCGAGGCGTTCCTGCGCCGTAAAGGCATCATCGACGTCAAGACCGATCAGCACACCGAGGCCGAGGGGAGGCCGCTCGTGGTCCGGAACAAGGACAAGAACGTTGTCGGCGGCCACGCCGCGGACTTTTACGACGACCTGATCGCCAAGGGCGACACAGAAAAGCACGCGATGAGTCGGCGCAACCAGGTCTGCAGGTTGGTCGAGCTCTGCAAAGCGAAGCGTATCAGCCAACTGACTCCGTCCAAGGTACAGGCGGCGCTCAAGGCGCTCCGCGGCGAGGGGTTGTCACTTCAGAGCTGCAACCACTATCTCCGATCGATCAAGCAGTTCTCTCGTTGGCTGTGGCGCGACGGTCGGGCGCCCGAACACACGCTTGCCCACCTCGCGGGGTTCAATGTCAAGCTGGACCGGCGCCACGACCGGCGCGCGTTGCAGGACGAGGAACTGTGCAGGCTAATCGACGCGGCGGAGAAAGGCCCGGTGGTTTGCGGGCTGTCGGGACGTGAACGCGCGATGCTCTACCGAATCGCGGCGGGGACCGGGTTCCGCCGCAATGAGATCCGTAGCCTGACGCCGGAGTCGTTTGACCTCGACGCGAATCCACCGACGATCACGGTCGAGGCGTCGTACTCGAAGCGACGCAGACGGGACGTGCAGCCGATCCGCAAGGACCTTGCTGAACTGCTGCGGCTATGGCTGGTGTGGAAGCGGCGAGGCGAGCCGGTAATCCAGACGTCGGTATGGCTCTGGCATAAGACGAGCAAGATGATGAAGGCGGATCTCGAAACGGCGAAGATCGACTACAAGGACGCGTCGGGGAAATATGCGGATTTTCATTCGCTTCGGCACACGTATATCACGAACATCGGCCGCCTGCCGGTCAGCATGAAGACCCACCAGGAACTCGCCCGCCACTGCGAGCCGAGCCTCACGATGCGCTACACTCATACGCAGATTGACGATAAGGCGCTCGCTCTTAAGGCACTACCATCCGTCGATTCGAGTCGAAACTGCGCGCAGGCGACCGAATTCGTAGCGTAGCTTGGTGAAGTCACGCGGGGTTTTGGGTCAGGGGTTCGTGTTGATCCAGGCCGGCCATGTCCATTGGTCGAGCAGGGAGTGTGCGATCATCTTGGCTTGCGAAGTTACGCAAGGCGACATGCTGACCTGCACTACCTACGGCCTAGGCCGCCGCCGCACATATGGCCCTTCAGGCGGTTCTCGTTTCGGCCGCGACGCGCCCCCTACGGCGTCATCGTAAAGGCGACAGATTTCCTCGTTTCTAACGTGCACCGCTTTGTCTCCCAACTCGTACTTCTTAGCTTTGCGTCGGACCTTGAGCAAGGATAGGCTTAAGTCACACCTCACGTCTTCCTTGTAGGTATGAAGTAGCGAGTGCATACCCTCGGCGTCAGTCGGCCCCTCATACTCCTCTGCGCGTGCCTTCGCCTTTCGACGGAATCGTCCCGCCATCTGCACCAGCCGACGGATTTCCTTCTCTTTGGCTCTATCGTCGAAGTACAGGTTTTCACGAACGCTAACGCATTGGAGAGCGTTGACCGCGGCGATGTCCTTCTCCCTCTTGGCAGAAACTGGCGCGTTGCCCTTACCCCGGAGTTTGTATACTTCTCCGTCGTAGAGTACGAGGCAGTGCCTCGGCGACAGCGGAAGGAAGATCTGTAGTCCCTTGCTCTGCAGCCCAGTGTTGCTCCCGTATGTTTTCTTCTTCTCCATAAGCTGATTGTAGAACACTGCTGGAGCGTCTGAGGTTATGAAGGGCTGCTCCGTGTCATTAACAATCAGACGGGACTTGAGATCAGAAGCCATCGGCCAGAGACGGACGGCAGGGTCGAGAGCGGCGAGCGCAGGGTTGTCGAAGCGGGCCTTGAACTCGTCCATGTGATCCTTGAGGTCCGGATCCCTGCCAACCAGTATCTTGACAACTTTGTCCAGTAGTTCATCCATCTCTTCGGCCGCGTAGACCGTTCTGGACCGCTGGAAGACTGCAAATCTCAATAGGTTCCTGTGGTCGGCAGAAGAAAGTTGGGGCAAGACGTTCGTGCGAATGATATTCGATATGACACCTGCGGCGCTGCCTTCGATCATGCTAAGGGAGCTCTCGGTCTTACCGTCCTTCCCGTAGAAATGGCTCCTCGCGGCCTGCCCTGAGATTGAAGCATGCGGAATGGTAACACTTCAGCCGAATGAAGTGGATCAGTTCGGCAAGGGCGGCAGTGTACCGCTGCGAACGTAAGCACGGAGGGCGGTGACGATGGTGTCGAGCGGATCGTGCCCACGAAGCTT